AACAGCAAGTTGTACACATAATCATACGTCCACCTGAGAACGTAGTGTTAGTCACGCAATTAGCGTAAACAACACCTGCTGATAAAGCTAACACTACACCAATAATGTACTTTTTCATTTTCTATCCTTTAAGAAATAACGTGCAAAACGGGTGTTTTCACCCTCAACCATCAAAGTAACAATCTTAAAACCCTGCAACTTCAGCTTGTAAATAATGTCTGCTAATCGGGTAGCTTTATATAGCTTTATAGCTTCCCAAGAGGTTATGTGTCCATGTTTTTTAAGATGCAAATAAACAGCGTCTTTTTTGGTCATCATAGCCTCACAGAAACATAGCAAGAAAAATACATCCAACAACAAGCGCAGAACCGAACCAAGCTGACACAGGTATCTTGTCGCTATTTGGTTCGTAAGCACCGTGCTCACTTACCCTTGGTGTACGCAACGTCCAGTTAGAGTGCGATTGGTTAGCAAAGTAACCGTAGTTGTCACGGTTAAGGTTGTTGTTTTCGCTCACAAATGGGCTAATCTTTTTCATGGCAACCACCCTTCTATAGCTGCTTCGATTTCGTTCATAATTTCGCCAAACTCAGGCTTATGACGATTTTTGATGATGTGCTGCATGATGGTAGTGATTTCATCACCTTCGCAGATGTGATGTATCCATTCGTGATGGCTAGTGCCGTCAGTTGTGCTGCCACCTTTTTCTATTGCAAAGATGACATCGTAGATGTCAACAGCTTCTGCACCTAAATGCTCACGGTAGTTTTCGTCACCGTGAATGTGGTCGTTTCTTCCTGATTCTGGCGATATGTGCATGATTCTTCCTAAGTGATGGGGCTTGCGCCCCGTTAAGTTTAATTTCTAGTTTCAATTACAAGTTTTGGTAACAAACTTTTAGCAAAAGCAACTGCGTCTGACTTTTTGTAAAAATCTTTAGATTCGTCATATTGGTTGTTTTCTTCGTTGTATGAAGTGACATACCAACATTTGTAGGACTTATCAAACCACACTTCAATTTTCGCTATCATGTTCTTCCTTTTCATCCTATGGCGTTGTTGCCATGTAGTGATATTAAGCTAGCTAAATAATCAAATCAAGCGTTATTTTCACTTTTGTTGCTTTTTTGCAAAATGGGGTGCGGGTACTAACTAGGCTAAGGAGGGAGGGACACTAGCGTTCCCCGCCCGTTGATTATATCGAGTTCTTCTTCTTGTAGAAAGCTAACAAGTATTGAAAACACTCCCAAGCATCAGATAAATCTTGCTCTGAATGCTCAATTAGTCGAACGTCACCAGATTCCGTGAAGTAGACGTTTGCACATCGTGCTGTAGGCTTGCCTAGACCCATGCGATAAGCTGCAAGCTGCATGATTTGTTCGTGATAAGGGGTAATTTTACTCAAATCCCCTTCCTTGCTTTTAAAGTCTACAACGATGTTTTCGCTGATAAGGTCAACCTTTCCACCGTATCCTCCCCAGCTAAAGCTACGTTCTGCTTCCCAATTGGCAGGGCCAAAGTGACTCTCAAGCGCAGAATGCACTCTGTAAACGTAGTTAGGAAACTCAATCAGCTTTCCCTCATAAAAGCTCTCAAGCACCCCATGCAGTCGAGTACCTCGGTCTGCTGCTTCCCGTCCTGTAGACTTAGCGTCAGACATCACACGTTGCAACCAGTTTTCCTCTGACTCACCCTCTGCTCTAGGTAACGTCAACGCAGCTAACAAAACTTGTTGTTGCAACCAGTTAGACAGACCGGGCTTCGCAAGCAAACCGCTGATAGTCGTAACGCTTGGTACTAAACCACGTTCCCTTGCGTCAGTCAGTCGAGTATTGCGCTCTACACCGTTTTTACCGACAACCCGATAAGCTGGTGACCCGTCTTGTGCGTACCAATGGCCTGACTCTGAATCTGCTGTTTTGATAATCATTCTTCTCTCGCTTTTAACATTTCATCAGCCATTTCATAGGAAAATCTAGCAATCCACATTGGTTCTGAATCACGTTCGTTATCATTCATGCTTTCTAATAAATAACAATGCATAGCAGCAGCAGCAAAATAGTCACGCAAGCTCATGCCATGCGCCATGTTGTCTGCTAAGTATGTAGGAAAAGCGGGTGGACTAATCTTCATTTGTTTACCTGTTTAGCTAATATTATTTATCTTCGGATTTTAAAAAAGTTATAACCGGAGATTCTTTGCGAAGTGAATAATATTCAAGTTGCACTTTTGCGCTTGCAATCATTTTTCCTGCCAAATTTGCCAATTCTGCTGCTTCATTTGTAGAAATTGATTTGTTTTGCAATTGCTGAAATATACTAGATAAATTTTCTCGTAACTCATTAACGTTTTTCATTTTGATCTTCTAAAAATCGTTTAATTTGAAGTTGAATTTGTTTTGCTTTTACAAGTTCAACTGGAATTTGCGCCCTAGTTAAAGTTGTTTTTTTAATAAGCAAATCTTTTACATAAGAATCACTTAAAGTTTCTTTTCTTTTTTGGTAACTTTTTTTAAGCCATTTTTTGTGTTTATCAGGATTTTTTAAGCAAGAAAGTTTGAAATATTCAAGACTTTTTTGTGGGTTTTTTATTCGCCAATTTTTTGCTTCTAATACTCTGCAGGCTTTACAAGCACTTCTTGGCAAAAAACCGCTTAAAATAGTTTTTTTTAAAGAAAAATCTGAAACTGGTTTAATAATTTTGCATGAATTACAAATTTTTTCAATAATTCCAATTTGTTTACTTAATAAATGTTCTGTTTTGCGGGTTTTATTGTTCATTTGCTTACCTGTTTAGCAAGGGTTTTAAGCATTTCAATAGCGTCTTGTACGTCTTGCATGGCTCTCTGGTCAAGAACCATGCCCTCGTACCATTGCTGAAGCCGCCAACTAATCAAAATAGCTTCTTCAGTTTGGTTCAAGATAAGCTCCTTAAAACGGTATGTCATTATCCATATCCGCTACAGACCCGCCAGAAGCCTCTTGGTACGCTTTAGATTGCTCACCTATGCTTCGGTACTCAGGTGACTTTCTAATCGTTTCCTTGATGTTCTCAGACAACGAATCAAACATAGTTTCGTCAAACTTATCAAGGTTAAAAATCATTGTAGTGTTAATGCCTTCTGGCAACCCTTGTTTCTTGTAAATGCTAGGTACAGCAGAAACACCTTTAAGGTCTGCATACGTCATATCACCTTTTTGGCGGTGGCTAATGTTAACCATGCAAAAGTGTCCAAGAATGTTGCTAATGTCAAAACCTTTGAGTTCATCCTCGCTAAATGCTTTACCTCGCCAAGCCTCTAAATCACGGCGCAGGTTCGCTTTTTCGTTGAGGCTTACTGTGTACTCACGGGACTGAATTAAGGGCTTACCGTCTGATGTTAGCAACGGTTTGTTGTAAACATCTTCACCATGCAGCTCAAAAAAGAACTTTGCTTTGCGACTCATGGTGACTTTACCTTCGTACTCACGCATTTGCGTACCAAGGTCGATAATGCGGTAAAGACGGGCTAAATGCGTACCAGCGGGTGCAATTTGAAATTGCTTACGGTCTAAGTTTGATCCTGTGATAATCATTTTGTTGCTCCAAAGATTTCATCAAAGTTATAGATAACGGGCAAAAGTTTTGCGGCTGAGTGGTTAGGTAGGTTGCAAGCATGGCGGATGATAGCTATGTAATCGTCTGTAATGTTGCCTTGCTCGACTTGGTTAAGAGCGTCCTCTAAGCGTTGTTCGTATTCGTCTTGAAATTGCTTTTCTTCCATGTTTTTTCCTTTGTAGGCGTAATTGCCTAATACGAATATTAAGACATCTAAATATGCATGTCAAGTTAAGTATGTTAAGATAGGTTAATGAACGATAACGAAATTATCCAAACATTAGGTGGCACAACAAAGGTTGCTAAGTTGTGTGGTGTAACTTTGGCTGCTGTTTCTCAATGGCGCAACAACGGTATTCCGCAGGATAAGCTGATATTTCTTGCAGCCAGCTTAGAGAAAGCGTCTGACGGTAAATACACACGCAAAGCAATGTTTCCCTCGACATGGCAGGACATTTGGGTAGAATTAAAATAGTGAGCGTCAGGTGTTAGCGTCCTGATTTTTAGGCAACGGTTTACAGGCTAACTTCCTTGGCAGGCAGTCGCACTTAAACCTAGTGTTTAATTTTCTAATGGAAATCCTGCTTTATGGAGGCTCACTTTACTTAATTTTAAAAGTTGTATATAGTTTGCTTATCCCTTGGCGGGGGTGATCAATAGGCAAGGCTTCACATGAATACTCAGTAGGTTGTCTCACCTACCCCGCCAGATTCCGTTACAGGAATTGAGTATTCAGGTGAAGCCTTTTTTTTAGGGTTTGCAAATGCACTATTATCAATTCAACATTGGTGATTACAACAAGCACACGATGCACTTGTCCCCTCTTGAGGACATTACATATCGCAGACTTTTGGATATGTATTACGACACAGAAGCACCAATACCCACCGATATCCCATGGGTTAGCCGTAGGTTACGAATAGAGGCTGGCATTGTCAAAGCGATGCTTATTGAGTTCTTTGAATACACCGAAAACGGGTACATAAACAGACGAGCTGATGCAGAAATAGCTCAGTATCATGGGTTTATTGAGAAGCAAAAACTCAATGGAATCAAGGGTGGCAGACCTAAAAAAACCCATGGGATACCCAAGCCTAACCCAAACCTAACCCAAAATAACCCTAAACAAGAAACACTAAACACTAACCAACAACCAAATAAACTACATACGCCTAACGGCGTTTTGCAGTCAGTTTGGGAAGATTTTGTTCAGCAAAGAAAAGCAAAAAAATCCGCAATAACGGAAACTGCTTTAAAAGGCATAGAGCGTGAAGCAAGAAAAGCAAACATTTCTTTAAATGACGCTTTACAAGAAATTTGCGCTAGAGGTTGGACAGGATTTAAAGCTGAATGGGTACTGAAAGACCAATCTAAGAAAACAGAGCATCAAATGCGGCAGGATGCTACAGCTAGAGTTTTATTTGGCGAACAATCTGCTACGGAGGTGTTTTATGAAAACAATACCAAACTCTTGGGTTGACCGAATCTTTGCCAGACTACAAGGTATCTATGGAAGGGAATTTACAGGGCAATACAGCGTTATTGACAACAACGGCAATGACATAGGCATGGAAAACGCTAAAACCGTCTGGGCGCAAGAATTAAGTGACTTTGCATACAACCCTGACGCTATTGGCTTTGCGCTGCTAAACCTTCCAGAACGTGTGCCTAACGCAATTAAGTTTAAAGAGATATGCAGACTTGCCCCAAGACCTACTGTTGAAGTTCGTATGGGCTACAACAAGACCGAAGTTGATGACCAAGCTGCTGCTGAAAACTTAAAGAAAATAAAAGAAATGATTAAAGGCATAAAAGGTATACAAATCATTTCATAACTGTTAAGCTATCTTAATAATTAAATATTGGATGAGGAAAACGTGAATGAGTTGGCTCTTTTCGCAGGTGCTGGTGGAGGAATACTTGGTGGACATCTCCTTGGATGGCGAACAGTCTGTGCCGTTGAGTGGGAACAGTACCCAGCAAGCGTATTGTGCGCCCGACAAAATGACAAAATTCTCCCGCCTTTCCCGATATGGGATGACGTACAAACCTTTGACGGAAAACCGTGGCGAGGAATTGTT